AAGACTCCCACCTCCTTGGAGTGATTGATTTGTTCCATACTTAAAGTCTAAGTAGAAAATCAATCCGGATGGAAGATTCATTGGTTGAACGGAAACGAATTCCTTTGATGCGATTTCTGCGAACACACGGCGAACGAGAGGAAGTGCTACTCCACTCCATTCTTCGTTACCTCCACCTGTACCGGTGCGTGATGCTTCGTCGATCAACTGCTTTGCTTGGTTTTCTAAAAGAATGGACATACCACTCTTTTCGGTATCAGTTGTGATACCTTCTAAAAGTCCAGTTTTTTCCCACTTGGAAACAAGACCACGGGTTTCTGCCATGAGTCTAGCCTGAGGATTCTGACTTTCACTTAACAATTTACTAATTTCGCTCATTGTATATTTTTCCTTTTTAATTTGTGATTATTTGATCAAACAATTCCTGCTAGTTTCTTAAAACGATTTGCGAGTTGATCGCCTTCCGTTAAAATCTGCTTGGATGGTTTTGTTGATTTGATTGCTTTAGATGCCATTCCTTCTGTCAATGACTTCTTTTCAGTCTTTGGTGCTTTTGGTGCTTTTGGAGCATCCTCTTTCACCTCAGTCTTGGTAGAAGTTGTTGTTCTGAAAGACTCACCTAATGTTGCGTAAACGAGTTTTGCTTCACGAACATTCTTCGTAAGGTCAAAACTTTCTACTACTTTAAGTTTTTGATCTTCTGTCAATACATGTGCTTTAAACAATTTATTTGTGTAAAGCAATTTAGCATTAAGAAGATTAACTTCGTTCAACTTACCACGCAAATACTTGTAAACTTTGCGGTATTCTTCATTTTCTTTTTGAAGCTTAGTGTTTGTTGCCTTTAATTCCTCAATTTCCGAATCAGATTCTTCATCTTCTAAAGATGATTCATCTTCAAGTTCTTTAAGAATTTCTTCCAAGTTGATTTCTTCATCGTCTTCTCCGATGTCTCCACCTTGGTTACATCCTTCTGCTTCGTTTGTTGGGAACGCAAGTTCTTCATCAGACTCAGTTGCAGTTGGTTCATCAGACTCATCACCCGCTTTTGCTTCTTCATCAACGATTTCTAAATCAATTTCTTCGTCAATATCTGCAACTTTTGGCATTTCGTCATCTTCATTTCCAACTTCTGAACTTTGAACTTTGGTGTCATCGGGAAGTTCTTCATCATCACTATCAGCAATGTTTACGTGTTCTTCACCTTTAATACCTAATTCGGATGAATCAGATTGTTCTTCAACAGCTTCAGCATCCTCTTCTTCGGATTCTTCAGCCTCACCTTCTTCTTCTTCGGTTGTCAACTCACTTTCAAGTTCTGCGATGATCGAATCTAAATCAAAAGAATCTTCTTCAAGATCTTCTTCATCTTCAATTTCGTCTTCAACTTCAACTTCGTCTTCAACTGAATCTTCGGCAGGTGCTTCTTCTTCAGCATCTACGTCAGCAACTTCGTCTTCTGCTTCGTCATCTTCAAGGTATGAACCCTCTTCAACTTCATCTTCAGCAGATGGTTCTTCAATTTCTACGTCGTCTTCGTGGTATTCACCTTCTTCAACTTCGTCAGAAACTTCTACTTCATCTTCAGCACTTGCGTCTAACTCTGCCTCTTCCTCACGGAGTTTCTTGGTAAGCATACTTTGCAATCTAGGTGCAAATGCTTCTTCAAGAGCGAGACGTGCATTAGCAAGTGCAGTTTCACGAACTGCTTTCGCATCAGCAATAGCTTCTTTTAATAATTTACTCATGTTATTTTCCTATTTTTCTAAAGTCATTGTGGACTTTAATGTAATCTTGAAACCTTTGATTGTTTCCAATTAATGTGGAAGCATTTTGAATAATAAATATATACTTATATCCAAAAATATTAAAAAAAATATAAATATTATAAAAAAAAGAGGTGTAAACACACCTCTTTTTCATTTTTTTAATAAAATTTAAAAAAATTCTACAAAACTTTACGATTACCTAAGATTCTATCTAATTTTTCTGCTAAAGTAATTTTTTTCCAATTTTCACTGACTTTGTAGGTTTTTCCACCCACCTCAAATTCAGTTTCTCCGTCTTCTTTTGCTTTTTTGACAGCTGCTCCGAATGCATTACCTTCTTCTACATCATCTTCGTCATCTTCTGATGTACATGATGATTCATCAAGACCTTCGTTGCATTCTTCACAACTTTCGCAATTTTCGTCACAACTTTCTTCACCAGTAAATTCTTCTGTATCTTCAACCTCTTCAGTAACTTTTTCTCTTAATTGGTAAGTTTTTCCACCAACTTGAAACTCAGAGTCTCCATTTTCACGAGCAGCCTTGACAGCAGCCCCAAACGCATTTCCCTCATCGATTTCTTCTTTTTCATCTTCGGATGACTCATCGGAGTTGCCTTGTTTTTTAAGAATTGCTTTCTTGAGTGGTTCTGGAAGTTTTTCCTGTGCTTTAGTAAGTCCTTCTTCAACGTCTTCTTTTTCATCTTCGGATGACTCATCGGAGTTGCCTTGTTTTTTAAGAATTGCTTTCTTGAGTGGTTCAGGAAGTTTTTCCTGTGCTTTAGTAAGTCCTTCTTCAACGTCTTCTTTTTCTTCAGACTCATCGGAGTCTCCTTGTTTTTTAAGAATTGCTTTCTTGAGTGGTTCAGGAAGTTTTTCTTGTGCTTTAGTAAGTCCTTCAAATAGTCCCATTTCATCTGCGACTTCTTTGATTATATCTCTAAGTTCTTGTTTTGTAATTTTCATGGTTATTAATTCCTTATAAAAACATATTGTGACCAGATACTATTCTTTGCATATTTTCAAACGCAGTACCCGATGAAAATGATTTTTTTCCACATTTAGTAGATTCTTCAGTTTGTGTTTCGTTGTTGTTAAATTTATTTGCAAAAAATCTTCTAGATAAGAGTTGAGTCGCATACTCGTTTTCAGATTCAGTTAGTTCTATTTCAGACTCAGCAACAATCTTACATGACTGATTTATTAAATATTCAAATAGTTTTTTGAATTGAAATTTATCATACATCTTATTTTCGGTTAAATTGGAAATATGTTCAAAAACTAAATTTGTATGACTATTTGTAAAATCTGCATCTTCACATATAAAATTTACCAAATCTTCTACACCAGTTGCGTCTACTTCTGTCAAAACTTGATCATTTGTTCCACATATTCTTGCAAGTTGTTCACGTGCTGACATTGATGTTTCCATTAGTTCTCCATAGTACTCAGGATTTGGTTGGAACTCATATGATGTCATTTCATCGTGGAAGTGTCCTCCAAAGTGAGAATCTTCTTGTATTTTAAATTCTAAGTTATGTTCAGTTGCAAATGAATTTGCATCTTCAATCGTTCCTTCGCATACACACTCTCTTTGTATTCCACTGAAACTTATAGTCTTTTTTAAAAGTTTACCCTGTACTCTTGGTTTGGAGTTTAACTTTTCTAATAATACTTTTCTTACAAATATTTTTAATTTATCTTTGTTCATGGGATTCTTCTCCTGAAATTTCAAAATATCTATTTAATATGTTTCCCATATCTTCATATAAACTTTGCATTCGTTGAGTATAAACTTGTCGATCTTTTGCAGTTTTGTAAAATTCTTTTGCGAGAGTTTTGATTTCTTTTAAATTTCGTTTTACACTTATTCCGTCAAACCAATCATCAGTTTCATTTAAAATACATTGAGATGCGTTTTCTACAATATTGCAAATATCTTCTGCAACATCCAGATCACGTGCTTCTAAAGCAATAAATTTTTGATACTTTCCGAATTTTGAAATCTTTTCGGATGCTAATCGTTTCTGGTCACTAGACAACCCCTCATCTGCAAATTTTTCTGTTTTTGGATCAAACTCATTTAGCAATTGCTTTTCTTCTTTAAGAACTTCTAATATTGCTTGTTTTATTGTTTTTTTTATTTCCGATGAGTTGTTCATTTTGATTCTCCAATTTCACCTAATATTTCGTGGATGATACCTTCTACTTTACAATACTTGGTACATACTCTTCCACTTGTTACTACTTTATTTTCAACGGATTCATTTAAATTAACAGGTTCTAAAAATGCACCTCTTGTTGATGGATTACTTACAAAATCAAATGCAACTAACTCAAAGTCATCATTTACAAGAGTTTTGCCCTCGTGTTCACGAGTTGTTCCCATACCACGAGAACTAATACCAAGTGTAATCCCACTTTTAAAAAGTTCTTTTAATATATTACCAGATGGTGTGCTTAATACTTCTACCTTTCCAAGCAAGTTGTCGCCTTCCCACCACATCTTAGTAACATTGTGACTTACATTTTGTAAATTAACTACACTACTTTCTGGATGGTCAAGTTCACCAAGTGCTCTTCTATCACTAATTAGTTCGTTATACTTAGTTGCTTCTCTTTCAAGTAATGATCTTTCATATACACGACCATTTTGATTTTGTTCTGACGCCTTTTGAAGAATACCCTGAACAATTAGACGTCCATCATTTTGTTCTATGCTTTCACTTATCTGCTCACGTGTGAATTCAAACGGCATTGTAGTAACTAATAATTTCTTTCCCATATTATTAAATAAGTATATACATATTTTTTATTTATTAGAGTTTTTCTAAGGAATTATTTAATCAAAGTCTCGTATTCTTTCTTTAAAATTCTATCAGAATGTCGTATTAAACTTTTAAAAGTATCAACTACTTCCATTAAATCATAATCATCACCAAGTTCAAAATTGTAATTATCTGACTTCATATAAAAGTTTTGATCAAACTCAATCGTAAATTTACGATCATCTTTTTCTACGATAAATCCAGTTTCCGTTCCTTCTACTTTATCAAAATTTTCTTCAGAAAGTAATATACCTAAATGATTTAATGTATCACTATATTCATCAGTTGGTACTTTTTCTGGAAGATCATCGTGATTAGTTTTTGCAATTTTTTTGGCATCTTTGTCGTCCATACCATTTGCTATTTTTTTAATTTTGGAAAGTAAATCAGGATCTACATCTTTAGAGTTTAATTCTCCTTTGTTATACGCATGAACCATTCCGAATAATCTTTGCTGAGATTTCGATTTTGCATCTTCTGTTACATTTTCTTCATCTTCTTCATCGTCTTTTTCATCTGGTTCTTTTTTAGGTTTTGGTGGTTCAGTTTTGGACGAACTATCTGAAGAAGAATCATCCGATGTTGTTGGTTCTGTGTCGTCCATTTTTGTAATAGGTCCAGTTTTTTTAAGTTCTACATCATCGGGTTCAGATGCATCCCTATAACTTTCTAAATCATCAATACCGAGTTCAATCATAGAAATTGCTATTTTTGACTTTTTAATCAAATTTACAATTTGTTCCCAATGTTCGGTTGGTAATTTTTTACCATCTGATGACTTGGATAAGTTTTTTGCGGATACTGCAAATTTTTTTATACAATGTTTAAAATCTAATAATGCAGGATCAACTTCTTCTTTGTCTTCCAAATCTTTAAAATCTATATTCATTTCAATTTATTTTAATTCTTTAAGTTTACGATGTATTTTTTGCATTTTTTCATCCAACTTTAACAAATACTTACTTGTGGTTTTCCAATATGATGTACTTGACACATTATTTTCATTTTTAAACTTAGATGCGACATTTAAAAACTTTTCTACCTCTGTTAAACTTTTATTGATATGTCTCATAGTAACTCCGATTTTTTGCTTAGGAGTTAAATCAGGATGATCTCTATATAAATGATATAAACTACGACCTTCTTTCAAATTAACGGTATTGCTTTTTTCATTTTTAGTAGATTTATAGTCAAACACTTCTGCATTATCCTTGATTCGTTTTGCATGACCATCTTCATCTTCACTTTTATCAAATGCGTGAGGAGTTTGATAACCTTGAATGTTTGCAGTAGTATTTACTTCGGTTAGTTCTTTTTCTTCTTCAAGAACTTCTTCAATTATACTTTTAATTAAAGACTTTAGAGTATTATGTTGATTGTCCATTTTTTTCAAGTTCCTTTATTAATTCGTATGACATTAATACAGCAGAAACTTGAGAATCTTTAACAACCCTACCCTCTTTTACTTTGTTAAGTTGTGAAATAACTTCTTTGAGTTTAATCTTAACAACATCATCATCAATGTTTTTGCTAAGTTTAGAAATCTTACTCTTAATTACAGGAAGTTGATTATCTATATACTCCCGTAAACTATTTGTGTTAGAAATATTATTGATGTAATTTTTAAGTAACAATTTTTGATCTTCATTAAGTTCACTATACTTGTCATTAAATCTATCTACCAAGAGTTTGTATGAAATAAGTCGTAAATCTTCATTATGTTTTGCATAATTTTCAAGTTCATTAATATTTGAATCTGAATTTGGTTTATCATTACATAAACCTTGAATTATCGTAAACTTAGATTCTACAATCTCACGAGGGTCACAAAATACATCATATTTACTTCCCTCAAATAATTTAAAAATACTTGCATATGTTTTGTAGTTTCTAATTTTTGAACGAAAGAAGTCATCTATTGGATATACATCTTTCATTTCTTTTACAAGTTCATACCTAAGTCTAGAAAGTGAATTACTATCTAATTTTTTATGCTCAGATACGGCCGCATCTAATAATTTATTTGCAGCCCCTTCTGTTTTTACAGTTTCTTCCATTAGAAGTTGATACAATCTTTGTTCTTTGCCTAAATCAGTATTTTCAGAGAAGTATTTTTTAACCAACTTATTTGCAGGAGAATCTTTGTTATCTAATATATCAGCCGTCACTTGTCTAATAAGTAGTTCAAACAGAATACCTGTGTTCTTAAATTTACTGTGTTTAAGTTTTTTCACGTGAATTTTTATTTTATTTTTAAGTATATACACACATAAATATGAATATAAATATTATTATTATTATTTTATTTAAAAAATATTAGTATTCGTTAAATTAAATTATTATTTAGAGTCTTCCTTTATAATTGATTTTAACTCATCTTTTAAGCTTGTTTTATCTTTTTCTAATATTATTTTTTTATTTTGCTTTGCATTTTTTTTAGGAACTTTACCTAAAAACTTATCAAGTCTTTCTAAATCAGATTCTAATTTTAAAGGACTTTCTGACCAAGATCTACCGGATACTTTTCGCTCATCCCTTCCAAGTGGATCACGTCCCATGGGTTTATTATCCGGATGATCGTACTTTTTATCGGCATTTTTCCTTTTTTTGATTTCTTTGTCTCTTTCTTTTACACGTGCCTTTTCTTCATCACTCATTTTTTCAAAATCACCAAATCCCCAAGATTCTTCTCCATCCTCATCGGCATCTACCGGAGTGTTAGGATCGGCAGGATCAGTTCCTTCATTTTGAATTGCCTCTAAACGATAAAACTCTTTAGCATCCGTTACAAACTCATTTCTAACTTCTTCTTGTTCTTCCTCGGATAAATTAAATATATTATTGTAAATCCACTCTTTGGAAAACATCTTAGCATCAACCATATCACGTGCAGTATTTAACTTTTCACCGAAGATTCTAATACGTTCTTCTTCAAAGATAGTAGATGGATTTGTTAATTGTAAACTAAAATCAACTAACTTAGCGTCAGTATATCCTTGAGAATACAAATGAACAATAGCAATTTTAGTCAACTCACTGATTATAATTCTTTGTACTCGTTCAATGGTACGAGCAAATCTAATATCTTCTGCCGCCAAAGTTGCTTTACCCGTGATTCCTTCTTCATATCCAAGAAATGCTTTTGGAACTTTAAGTGCAGCCATCATTTTGTTCTTAAGATATTCAATATCTTCAGTTCCATCATAAGTCATCGCACCAAGATTTTCAATACGAGTGCCACTATCTCCACCACGGACAGGCATAAAGAAATCTTCAGTCATGTTTTGTAAATTGAATTTAAGATTATAGTCACCTGTTTTTTCATCTACAAAAGGAACTTTTTTCATTTTATTGATAACCTTTTGCATAAAATTATCAACTTCATTTGGAGGGATGTTACCAATATCAATATAAAACATTCTTTTTTCAGGTGCTCGCATGATTCTGTGAATAAGCATAGCATCTTCCATAAGTTGAAGTTGCTTCCAAGTTCTCCTAGCAGGTTCAATTACACTTTTTCCATACGGAAGAAAATTACTATCTCCAAGCATTCTGAAGTGAGCTATTTCATAATTTTCATATTGAGCTTTAACTTCTCCTTCTTGTTTAAAAAGTACATAACTTGGATTTTCAGGATCCAATCCTTCTAGTCGTGTCATTTCATACGTAGATACAGGTTTTACATTTAAAACTCCATATTCGGGTTGAATTTCTAAATTTAAATAAAAATCTCCATACTTACACATATTACGAGTCCATCCCCACAAGTTAAACTCTACATTTAGTATTTCATAAAATAAATTTTCTAAAATTCCTTTAATATTGGAATCAGAACTAGTAATTCTTAATACATCACCGAACTCACTGCGTGTAGTACATTCGTCGGCATATATATCCAAAGCACTTGCAATGATAGGATCGTTTTCCATTGTATCATAGTCTGCGAACAATTCTAGTCGTGCAGTTTCAAAACCTATGCTATTATACTTACTTGCATAATCCCTATACAATGTATGCATACGACCATACCTATCACCTTTATTTGTTTTAT